CCCACCACTTGAACTATTTTCAAGACCATCGTTTGAGCCCACAAAAACAGGGTTATTCTGACCGATTTATTTTCGCCTAGCCCTTGCGCGAAGGACATTTGTGTGGTATATTATTATATGAAAGCAACAAAGAAAGACTTCGAGTTTACCGCAGCCCTCCTAGCAGCCGCCATCGGTGGCACACCACCGCTGGGCTTGGTGCTGCTTGCCTCCGACAAGTTCAAAGCAGATAACCCACGCTTTGACGTTAACCGTTTCAAAGAGGCTTGCGGGTATTATGATGAGTGCAAAAGGGTGATGCAAAAGGGCCTGAATTAAAACAGATATGAAAAACAAAAACGAAAACACGAACGAGCTAACCGTCAAGGGCTTACTCAGTAACGAAGATGAAACCTTTACGGGTGTTCGTAATGATTGCTTCGGCCACGATTACCGCGACCACGACCAAAACGCGTGGAACTACGAAATTGACGAAACCGATTGCTGGAAGTAAAGATTATGAAAACAAGAGAATACACGAACCTACTACTGGAGCGCATTGAAGATGGCTTGTATGATAAAGACCAAGTTATTATGGCTTGCGTTAAGTACATGAGCGAGGAAGCTGTGCAGGATATGATGCATTGCAACGAAATGTTATTTGATGATGAAGAATTTGCAGAAGCCGTCGATGATGCTTTGGAGAATTAAATTATTTGAGCCTGTCGCCCCCGTGGCGGTGGTAAAGGGTTGCCCGCTGATGGCGGCAACCCCGCTCTCAATTTACATAGTAGTTGCGCCCAGCGCGCTGCCGGCCAGCCGCAAGTAGGACACACGCTGTCCCACCACTTGAACTATTTTCAAGACCATCGTTTGAGCCCACAAAAACAGGGTTATTCTGACCGATTTATTTTCGCCTAGCCCTTGCGCGAAGGACATTTGTGTGGTATATTATAGTAACGAAAGCGAGAAAGGTTAAGATGTAAAATTAACAAAGAGAATCAGTCATCCAGCGAGGTGACCACCGTATTTTTTACTGCTCAGTGTGGCATTTTAAGAGCCGAAAGCACAGAGCAAGGCCAGTTGTGGGGCTGAGTACCACGACGCCACCTCTGCAAACGGTGAGGAAACATCAGAACGCAAGATACGTTTGTAAGTGGCACAATTTTAAAGTTGGCACGAAACCTGCTGCTATATAGATAGATTATGACAAACACAGAAACAATTATCGTGACCGATAAAGCCGTTAGAGCAGCGATGACCTCGCTCTTGCCAGAACTCAAGAAAAAATCTTGTGGATATGCAAAATTCGTACTCATCCAACAGGGGTTGACCTCAACCCTACGCAAATCCTTAACTCAACATTTTTCAAATTAAGATGGAAGAACAACCTCAAAAAGCTACTTTCGTAAAAATGGTGACTCCTCCTCGCGAAGTCGAGAGTCAAGCAAGGCAAATCAAGGCCGACATCGACCGAAAGCTGAAAAAGCTCGAACTCCCGTCCGGCCCAGCGTGGATAAATGGACGCTGGTGGTAGGGGCACCTTTAACAAAACTTATTGCGACTTGTTCTCAATAATCGCAGGGGGGATGTCGTCACGAGTCTCCCCGAGGCTTTTTAAAATCTTTTAATATATTCAACTATCTATATTTCATTAGGGTCATAATATCCCCGGGGTATAAACTTAAAATAGTGCTTGTCATATAAAGTAGCTAATATATGAAAGAATGGACCCAGAAGAGCTCGCACAATTGCAAAAAAGAAAAATAGCCGTCGGAACCCCTATGTACGAGGGAAAATGCCATGGGGAGTATGCTATGGGCTGTAGCGAGCTTTCTGGAGCTTGTTTCGACCTCAAGATACCGATAACTTTTTTATACATCTACAATAGCTCTATGTTAGCTGCTGCGCGGAATATGATTGTAAATAATTTTCTAAAAACAGATTTCACTCATTTGATATTTATTGATTCAGATACTAGATTTAAAGCGCTCGATGTATTAACCCTTGCTCTATTCGATGAAGATATTATAACAGCGCCCGTCATGCTGAAACAAAAAGAAAGTAAGTATAATTTTGAGTTGAGCGATGGTGAAAAACTAGATTTAACTAAATTACTTGACGTAAAACATGCTGGCACAGGGTTCTCGATGATAAAACGCGCGGTATTTGAAAATTATCGAGATTCTTACCCGCATCTTGAGTGTAGTAACGCTGAGGGAGATAAGAGCTTTCGCTGGTTTGATTATGGAATTAGAGAATCTGATGGGGTTTATCTTGGCGAAGATGTATTCTTTATGGAAAACGCGCTTAGAATGGGTTTTAAAATTAAACTTTGCCCTTGGTTGAAATTAGGTCACATAGGAAGCAAGACTTACGAAGGGGATTTATCTAGATTAACTATAACTTAATCTATGACTAAAAAAGAAATAATAAAAGGTCTAAATGAATATTGTAATTGTAGAGTTAAATGTTCTGATGTCCATGGCGTTGGCCTGTTCGCCATAAGAGAACTCAAAGCCCACTCGTCCATCTTCGGTAGACAAGACCCTATGATCGGAGCTATTCATTTTTTTACGCATTTGCAGATAAAAAAATTGCCAGAAGAAATAAAACAACTTTTGTATGATTATAATCTTATTACTGATACTGGAATGTATTTACCAGATTATGCATGGAACTATCATCATCTTTGTAGTTATATAAATCACTCTCTAGCGCCGAACGTTTTTTATGATGTTGAAATTAATGAGTTCATAGCTATACGTAATATACGTAAAGGGGAAGAACTACTTTGTAATATGAAAAAAGATCTTGAAAATTCAAAATATAAATTAAGATTCCTAAAATGAGTAGTGTAAACAACTTTGTATGTCCATTAAAAAGAATACCCCGGGTGGAAAATTAAAAATCCGAGGAGGAAAAGAAATCGCTGAAGAGTTAGACAGATCTTCATCTGAAAGATTCGTTGTAGAAAACCCAATCAAAAGACTAATTAAGTTAAATCAATTCCCATGGACCGAGAGACAAAAAGAATTTTTTAAAATAGCTCTAGGCCATGACACTAAAGTAATATTCGTCGACGGACCGGCAGGCTCATCTAAAACTCTTTTAGCCACTTATTGTGGCTTGCAGATGCTTAATATGAAATTAATTAGTGATATTATTTATTTACGGTCTGCCGTCGAAAGTAGTTCGCAAAGTCTTGGTTTTTTGCCGGGTACGGCAGACGAGAAATTAAGATTTTATAATTTGCCTTTTATTGACAAGCTCGAAGAGCTTCTCCAAAACACTAAAATCGAAAAGCTCGAGGACGAAAAACGTATCTCTATGTTCCCGGTTAATTTCGCTCGCGGAATGGATTGGAAGGGAAAATGTATCATCCTTGACGAAGCCCAGAACTCTACTTTCAAAGAGATAACTACGGTTTTAACCCGGCTAGGGGAAAACAGTAGATGTTTCGTTTTGGCTGACCCAATGCAAACTGATTTACGCAACGATAGTCTTCAAGGAGGGTTTACCAAAATGCTCGAAGGTTTTTCGGATGAAGAATCTGCGAAAATGGGCATATATACTTTTAAATTCACCGAAGAAGACATCATGAGATCAGAATTAGTAAAATTCTTAATTAAAAAATTCAAGAACATGTAACATGAAATTTCACGAATCTGAAATACGCACACCCGAAAACGAACAGAAATCAGTTCTAGTAGATATTGATGAAACTATTTGTTTTTATTCAGGTAAAAGGCAGTATGACCTAGCCGAACCGAACAAAGAAAATATTGAAAAAATTAACAAGCTGTACCATGAAGGGTGGAGGGTCATTTATTGGACTGCGAGAGGCGGCTCAAAAAAATCAAAAAAAGCTGGCCTGTGCTATTATGATTTCACCTTGCAACAATTATTGTCATGGGGTTGCAAGTTTCATGATCTCTCGACGGGGACGAAAGGAGAGTACATTAAGCCAGCGGTTGATTTAGTCATAGACGATAAATCGAAAAGAATAGAAGAATTATAAAAGTGTAATTATTAATAGGTATGAAAAAAATAAAAAATTATGGAGCTATCTGGAGTACATTTCGGCATTGGTTCTGCGATGTAGGTTTATGCAATCATAACTCGTGCCGTTGCGATTGCCATAAGAAGAAATGCTGCAATAAGCCAAGCTGCAAATGCAAATAACAAGGACCATCTTGATTAATTATGGACAGAAATATATTACATAACTCGCACGTGAGCAACGACTCTACTGCTTTTCTTGCCTCCGGCGCGGGAGATTCTTCATTCCAAAGCCAGATAAGCGGTTACGCAGCAGGCACAGATGCAGAGAAAGAAGCCTTCATAAACCATTACGGTAGAGAGTTCTACAAAAAATTAAGTTTATTGAGCGTCAGTCATTCTCATTCGGTAGACGCCGGATTTAGACCCACAAACATTAGCCAAATCTATACACTCTAATGAGAATCATGCTTACAAAATCGGAGACCGATGTAAGTTATGCATGTGAATAACACTTGGGTCTTCTATTAAATCTAAAATTGGGTCACCAACGTTCCATTCGCTAGATAGAAGTTTAAAAACTATATAGGGGTTTTCAGAGAAGCTTTCATTCATCGCGTACTGATCATTACATTTAAATGTATCCGTGGGGCTAATATTTTTTTCTAAATCGTCGTAAATTTCCTCGGTTCTTTTTAAAAAAGACAATACCTTTTCATTCTTATTGAAAATAAGCAACCCCGAGCAGAACCCTTTCCAAAAAATTGGGCCCGGATCCTCTTTAGTTTTGAAATTTGTCGGACGGCAAGCTGCGATATCATAATCATCTGACATTATTTCTGTCGGGTCTTTAAGGAATCTAGTATCTGCATCTATATATAAAGTTATGTTATATGGCATTCTTGAATAAATATAGGTTTTCGCACGCCAGACAGGTGAATTATGTCTATGTCTGCTTTTCTGATCTAATTCGATAGCTGTTTTAGGGATTTTTATTACGTTTGTGTTATCGAAATTTTCAGATTCAATTTCATGTGGGAAGCTTGTGAATACGGTTATGGGTAAATCGCTAACCCTATTTAAGCTTTCTATGCTATGCATCGCCATGGGTAGGTAGTATTCACTATCTACGTAGTACATAACGCCTTTGCTATTCGAAATCATTTTTATGGCCCTAGTTTCATTCTAGGGTCTTGCGCTGGATATTTAAATTTTTATATGCGCCAACGCCTGATCCGCACTTTGGAAATAATGTAAATTTTTATAAAGATTTTGCGCAATTTTGTTGATTTTTACGGCGCGATCCCAAACTTCGTCTTTTCCTGACGAGCTTTGCGACTCACTAATTATAAACATGGAATGTGTGCCAATTTTTAGCAATTCTGATTTTAATTGGTTTATTTCAGAAGGGTTCATAATATAACAAATTACACTGTCGTTATAACCGAAACCTTAAAAATAATTGTTATTTAGGCGAGTTTATTATTATAATTTTAATATGAAGATTTACTGTACAGAGTGCGGCACGCCCATGGAATACGCTCAAACGAAGCCTAGGTTTTGCATGAACTGTGGCTATAATTTTGAAACTAAGTCCTCTGCTCAACCCTCTTCGCCTCAACCCTCTCCGCCTCAAGAAAGTAATGCCGCAGGCAAAGACCCTAATTCGGATCCAGACTCCGAAGAGTTTGACGTAAAGGAAATCGATCCACGAGTACGTGAAATGCAAAAGCTTGATGTCGAAATAGAGATAAATAAACCTAAAAAAGTTTCACTCGGCGATATGTTTCCTCATTTAAATCAAGAAGGTAATGAAGGAAACTAAGAAAAAAAAAGAAGCCAAAGCTTCTTCTTTCGAAGAGAATATTTCTTTAATCGACGAAGAGATAAAAAAAAGAAAGAATAAATGGAATCTAACCGCATTAGCGTGGATGGATTACGAAGACGTCTCTCAAATTATTAGAATTCATATATATAAAAAATGGCATATGTATGATCAGTCGAAAGCCCTAGGGCCATGGCTGAATAGGATTATATCTAATCAAATCAAAAATTTAATTAGAAATCATTATGGAAATTACAGTCGTCCATGTTTGAGGTGTGCCGCAGCAGAAGGGGAAGATCTTTGCGAGATATACGAGAAACAATGCTCCACTTGCCCCTTGTATTCAGATTGGGAAAAAAATAAAAAAAGCGCCTTCGATATAAAAATGCCCCTACCCATAGAAAACCATCAATACGAAGTTAAGTCACTAACCGGAAACAACTTCGACATAGAGAGCAACGCCAAAAGACTTCATAAAAAAATGGAGGAAGTATTGAAGCCTTTAGAGTGGAAAATGTATGGTTATTTATACATAGATCATAAAAGCGAAAAAGAAGTAGCAAAATTAATGGGCTACAGGACCTCGGAAAAAAATAGGTCCCCGGGCTACAAGCAAATCAAAAATATAAAAAAGTCTATAATAATTAAAGTTAAAAAGACCCTCGATAAAGGTGAAATAGACTTTTTCTAACATGAGAGAAGATATACTTTCAGAGCAGCAGAGAGCTAAGATTTTGGATCTGTGGAACCTAAATCCAGATAGCCCGCCGTCCCTTCTGGAGCTTATTAAAGAAGCGTTCCCTGACCAAGATATTGATGGTAGAAGTAAGGAGGGCAGAGCAGTTAAAGAATTCTTAGCAACAAGACAAATAAAAGCTAGGGGAGCGCATGAATACCAGCCGAAAGACATCGCCCTAACAGACGAACAGAAAGAATACATAACCAATAACGTGTACGCTATGAAAGCTGTAGAGATTGCCCGCGTCTTATTCGAAAATGATAAAATTAACAATTTAAATGGGGAAACTAGAGCCGTTAATGAATTCATAAAGGGGCTTTCCCCAAGAGACTTATACGCAGACCCTAACGACGTACCACAAAGTGAATACAAGAACCCCAGAACGCAAGCAGCGGCTATCGCGAGGGTAAATAAATACGTATTAGAGGCCATAGATAAAAATAGAATTTTGCCTAAACAAAAAAAAGAATTAGAATCTTTAATCAGATATCTAAGTACTTTTAGATTCGCGCATCAAATCAACACCTACTCTTCTGAAGTAGATCGAACTCTTTTCGAAAGCAGCTTTGTGCGTTACACTCATGATAAGTCAGACCTAACTCAAGAAGAAGTGGATCAATATATAGTCCTGTCAATAGAGGTCGTAATCTCATCCAACATTCAAGAAACGATCCGAATCATACAGAGACAAATCGATCAAGAAATTGAAGTAGGCGGAAAAATTCCCATGGCATTGATTGAAGCAAACAACACAGCAAGAACAGAATACAATCAGTGCGTCACTCGCCAACAGAAATTGCTGAGCGACCTAAAAGAGAAAAGAAGTTCTAGGTTGAGTAAGCAAATTAAAGCAAGCGCAAGTATCCTTAATTTAGTAGAAATGTGGAAAGATGAAGAATCTAGACAGAAAATGCTAGAGCTCGCCGAGAGAAAAAAACAATCCCTTAAAGAAGAGGTGGGTCGACTAGAAACCATAGATGAAATGAAAGCTAAGATCTTAGGGATCAATGAAGACGAGGTGCTGAATGGCTAAATGTAAAATATGTGATAAAGAGTTCGACTCAGACAGGCAGCTTCACTCGCACTTAAAAGCGCATGACCTGCGTATGGTTGAGTATTATCAAAAACATTACCCCCGATATGATCCCCACACCGGTGACATAATCAAATTCAAAAACAAAAAACAATATTTTTCTTCTGATTTTAATTCTAGAACTAATCTAAGAATGTGGTTAAAAGCTCAACCAGAGCAGAGCGCTAAAGACTACTGCACCCAGTTAATAGAAAAAAGAAAGAAAGAAAAAGACTTAGTATACACGCCTTCTCAAGTAGAATTAAGATCTATACTATGCCCGCCCATACAATATTTTAATGAACTATTTGGAGATTATTACCGATTTTGTGCCGATCTTGGTTTAAAAAATAAATACGGACAATTTAATGATATAATCAGCGGTGACGAATGGAATAAGCCAGAATACAAGATATTTATAGATACGCGTGAGCAAAAACCACTTCGGTTTTCCAGAGGCGTTGAGGTCCGTAAATTAGACTATGGGGATTACGCTTTTAATAGCAAGCAGGCTACTTGCAATTGTTATATAGAACGCAAGGGTCTCTCTGACTTTATCGGCACGATAAGCGGGGGGTATGAAAGATTCGTTAAGGAAATCGAAAGAGCTCAAGAAAACGAAGCTAATCTAATTGTTCTTGTGGAATCTAAATTTAATAATGCTTTATATTTCAACGAGCAAAGAAAATCTTACAATAAAGAAAAAGTATTTAAAAATGTAAAAGCTACCCCAGAATTTATATTTAATCGAGTAAGAAAATTAGCCCAAAAATATCCGCATGTCCAATTTTTATTTGTTAACGGTCGGAAAGAGGCGTCGAGAGTTATTGAAAGAATCTTCACGTGCGGATGCGCGTATAAAAAAATAGACCTACAGCTAGCTTATGATTTAAAAATATTATGACGAATAGACTCTAATATATGTGGTACGCGCCAGAAAAATACGAACGACCGATTACAAACATTAACGCAGAGTTAATGAAAATTAAAGGTAGCCTTGACGATAGAGAAGCAAAGATAACTTTAGCTAAATTTTTACGCGCAAATCTAGGATTGACCACGGAATTGATTGCGGGAATAAAGCTGGCCCCATATCAAGAGATGACCCTTAAGGGATTATTTAACAGGAACTTTAGTATGTGTGTGTGGGGTCGTGGGTGCGGTAAATCTTTTATTGCCGCAGTTTATTGCTTCTTGCAGTGTATATTCGAACCGAATACTAAAATCTTAATTGCTGGTCCTACTTTCAGAACCGCTCGCTTCATATTTGAAAATTTAGAAAAATTTGTTAATTCGAAAGGCGCAGAGCTATTAGCTCAAACGTTCGGAGCGAAATCGAAACGAAACGATCAATTTCGGTGGGACATAAACGGCGGGTCAATTACAGCGATTCCCTTATCTGGAGAAAAAATTCGTGGTTTCCGCGCGAATGTTCTTGTGTTGGACGAGTTCCTACTTTTACCAGAAGACATAATTAAAACCGTTCTCATGCCATTCTTAGTCGCCCCGCAGAACATGAAAGAGCGTTTAGAAATTAGAGAAACAGAAGACAAGCTTATCGAACTAGGTAAAATGGAAGAGAGCCAAAGAATAGTATTTGAAAATAATTCCAAAATGATTGCACTTTCTTCAGCTAGTTATACGTTTGAAAATTTATACAGAACATTTAAAGAGTGGGTAGATCATATTTACTCTAAAGAGAAGGGCGACGCAACTTACTTCATTTCTCAAATAGGGTACGAAGCGTTGCCAGATTACATGATTGATCATACGATTATTGAGGAAGCTCAAAATGGCGGTCAGAGCCATTCAAGTTTCCAGCGTGAATATTGCGCTCAGTTTACCGACGGTTCTGATAGCTACTTTAGCGCGAAAAAAATGTACAAATGCACCATACCCGACGGGCAATCCCCGACAACCCTAATTAAAGGAAAGCCTGACAGTAAATATATAGTCGCTATCGATCCCAGTTTCAGTAACAGCCCCGCTTCTGATTATTTTGCTATGTCTGTTCTTGAGCTAGATGACGAAACACAGCAGGGTACGTTAGTGCATGGCTACGCCGTAGCAGGGGGAAACTTAAGAGACCATATCCAGTATATGCATTACGTAATGAGTAATTTTAATATCGAGATGATATGTATAGATAATGCTGGCTTCCAATTTATTGATAGCTGTAATGAAAATTCTTTATTCATAAGAGATAAAATAAAAATGTCTTTTGTCGATTTCGAGTCCGCTAAAGATGGAAAAGATTATGCAAAAGAGTTAATAAAACTGAGAAGAGGGTACAATAAAGACTCTGGCGCAATTGTATTTAAGCAAATATTTTCTACAGAATTTATTAGAAAAGCAAACGAGCATTTACAGGCGTGCATTGATCATAAAAAAATATGGTTTGCCTCAAAGACTAGCGCTCATTCTGCAGCATTTATGTCGCAAACAAGTGAGAAAATTACGTTAACACACACGGGCGAGAGTAGCTTGGGGGATTTTATAGACACTCAGGACAGCTTAATACACCAAACGAAAAAACAATGCGCCCTTGTGGAGGTTAAAAGCACTGCGAAAGGTACTCAAACTTTCGACTTACCTTTGCACCTTAAAAGAAGCTCATCTGCGTCGAGGGCTAGAAAAGATAACTATACGACTTTGATGTTAGTTAATTGGGCTCAAAAAAGCTATTACGACATGAAATCTATCCCAAGCGACATGGGCGTGACTTTTGTGCCTAGAATGATACATTAAAGTGTAATTAATTAAAATTCGTAGGTAGGTTAAAAGGTATGGCGGACAACAAGATTAAAGTAAAGCAGCTGGACAAAGAGGGGCTTTCTGGGTACATAGGAGAGGTGTACGCTGGAACCCTCTCGGGGAAATCTACGCACCTTAACCCATCGGAAAGCGGCGTATACGATTTAGGGCAAGCGAGCTTGGCTTGGAAAACTGTTTATGCTGATTCTATTTCTGTTTCCGGATCAAATGAAATTGTAGATAGATTATACGCCGCTACGGGAAATTTATTACCTATTAGAAGCGGGTACGATTTAGGATCGATAGATAGATCATGGGAAAATCTGTACCTAGACAAAGGGCATAAGATAGGCATACAGGATGGGGTGTTTTCAATTACTGCCCCGGGTAGTTCTACTTCAGTTAAAATGGCGCAGGGCCCCATAGGAGATAGGGGCGGTTTCGGAGGGGATAGTTCTCTTTATTATTACGATCATCAGACTGGGTCATCTCAAACTTATCCAGCTACAGGATATTTTACATTTGATTCTACGGGCGACTTTAATCAAGCAAATAACTTATATGTACATGATTATGGTTATTATTCTCAAACTGGAGCATTTACCCTAGTCGATAATACCCCTTGGATAACTGATTTAGCTAATTCGTCAAGCGACGTTAGGGGCACGCTTCGCTTATTCAAAAATGATAATCCATCTAAATTTTCTTCATATCACGTTACCGGTGTTTTGTCTAACGGAGATGGCTATTTTACTGTTCCCTTGTCTTACGTTAGCTCAAGCGAGTCAAATAATTTAATTACCGGTGCATTCGCAGAAAACGATAAAGTTGTGCTATCTTTCTCAGCTAGGGGGGATAAGGGGCAGGTAGGGCCTCAAGGGCCCTCAGACGGCCCTCAAGGAGCTCAGGGCCAAGGCGGTCCTCAGGGACCGCAAGGACCGCAAGGTCTCATAGGGCCCGCTGGAGGCCCTCAGGGGCCCCAAGGAACGAGCATTGGCTGGAGCGGTACTTGGAATAGTCTGATATCTTATAATGACCAAGACGCCGTGTTTCACGGAAGCTCTTCTTTCATATCTTCATTTGGGAACCAGCACCAAGGCCAAATCCCAAGAGGCACACAAGATGATCAATATTGGGATATTTTAGCTAGCGGCGTGACAGGGCCCCAAGGACCTCAGGGTCCAGAGGGAGGCCCTCCGGGGTCAACAGGACCGCAGGGTGGTCAAGGACCACAGGGAGCACAGGGATTAGTAGGGGCCTTGGGGATAATCTCAGGCAGCACAAGCTTGGTCACGAAAACAATTCAACAAAATGATTTTTGGATTGGGGAGAACGCTTTTGGAGTAATTGATGCTCTTAGATACAACGGAACTGAATATACAAAATCTAGAGCTAACTCTCAAGAGAATGCGGAAGTCGTAGGCTTGGTGCAATCTTTAGATACGGGCAACAATTCATTTACTGTAGTTACTGAAGGGTTTATTAGTTGGCCAACGGGCTTAATGAAGACGAGCCCCTTTGCTTCGCACACGACAGACGCTCAGTTTTCACCGGGAAAAATTTATTGGTTAGACGACTCCGTAGCCGGCTTACTAACCACGGGCGAACCTAATACAGTCGGATCAGTCTCTAAGCCTTTATTTTGTGCGACGAGTACAACTGGGGGTTTTGTTCAGAATTATCGTGGGCAAGTAGTGGAGTCAGGAATAGGCCCTAACTTTATAATCCCGGGAATCGGAGACGTAACGCGTAACGGTCAACAGACCCTTACCAGTAAGAAATTATCTTTACAAACTTCTTTCGGGGTAAAGGCTTTGAATTGGAATAACGGGCAAGTTTCAATAGATTTCGACGGAGAACCATTTCAAACCCTCGATGTATTAGGTAGCACAATTATAAAAACAATTAACGGGGGGACTGGTAAAACAGTCACATTAAAAATAAAAAATACCACCGTCATAGATTACGCATTAATCTTTGGGGAGACTAGCGATAAACCTATATTCGTTGGATCACTAGCGCCCACGGAATTAAAAGCAGGCAAAAATGCTTTAGTCAGTTTCACCTCGTTCGGAGCAAACCAAAGCGACACAATCATAGCATTCGGAGATGAAAAATAATGTTAGGCGGGCTTAACACAGCGATGCTAGCTAGCACAGGGGTCTTCGTTGAAGATGTCGCGAGTTGGAAATCTAACATAGAAAGCGATGGGGGCGAAGTAAGCCAAAAAACTTTAGAGGCATTAAATGAATTTATAATAACCTTAAGGGTAAACAATATTAGAAATAAAATTAAAAGATGTAATTTGTTTTGTGGTTCTAATTTAAGAGCTTCTTTGCATCCGATTATTGTAGGAGATAGTGATAGATCGATAGGCTATTTAAAAGATAAAAATTTTGGTTTTGCTGAATATGATTATTCAGAGACGGGCGGTTTATCTGCGGCAGGCGCGACGGCTCTTGGGGAGTCGGGCTCGAAATATCTTGAAACGAACGTGTTTCTTAGCTCGGCCGGTATGAGTAGCAGTTATGGACATTTATCATTTATGTCTACTTCTGCGGATGTAAGTTTGTCTTCTGTCGGCGGGTATATGATGCCCCTATGCGGAGGAGATTATTCTATTGAGAATGATTTAAGTTCTTACATTGAATTTAACTCAGATCAGATATTAAAAGCAGGCAGTCCAAGCTCGTTTGCGCCGGGTTCGTCGAACGGATACGTAAGAAAAGAAAATGTAAATAGTGTCGGAGGATTTTGGTTAGCAAATAGAACCTCGAACATAAATCAAAAATTATATAAAGACGCCGTAGAGTATGACGACTCTGACGCGACATCAAATCAATCTGCACACCCGATAGGCGGATATAAATTCAGAATATTTGGAGCTTACTCTGGAGGACAAGTAACCCAGACAAGCATATACAAGCTCTTATTCTATAGTATGGGTGCAGAATTAACCGAAACAGAAATAACAGTCCTGAACGGAGCTTTAACAAAGTTTAATAGTTCTTTAGGGAGAATTTAATATAATAATTAAGCATGCCTAATAGTTCATTCACAACGTTTCTTGGAGATACCGGCCCAAAAGGTGCGCCCGGTGGAAACATAACTATCTACTCATATAATCATGAGACGGGCGCCTCCACGGACCCCAACATAGGACGTTTTTCGTTTTTCGAAAGCGGCTTAGCTAACGTCTCTAACGTCTATGTCCATAGAACTGGTCTAGGGTCCGTTAATCATGAAGCATGGATTTCTGGTCTCGATGACTCCTCGTCTTCCGTAAAAGGTTCTCTTAGATTTTATGATTCTGGAAATGCGCTAGATTTTGCTTTGTTCGATATAACGGGAAGCGTAGTAGGCCACACAGGAGTAACTAACGCAACGAGCGAATACTACTCTATTCCTTCTCAATTTGTATACTCCAGCTCCCCCCAAACAAACCATGCTGCTTCTGGAGTCTTTCTTGATAACGACTCAGTCGTTGTTTCTTTTTCTAGAGCTGGAGATTTAGGCTCTATAGGTCCTCAGGGTGCTCAGGGGACGACGGGGCCTCAGGGCGCTTCTTACGGCCCTCAGGGCCCGCAGGGGCCCCAAGGAATTGTCGGTCCAAGTGGAGCCACGGGCATAACAGGGCCTCAGGGCACACAGGGTTTAGTCGGGGCACTTGGGCCTCAGGGGATTGTTGGTCCAAGTGGAGCCACGGGTATAACTGGCCCTCTGGGACCCCAAGGCATTCAGGGACCGCAGGGAGTCACGGGCATAGTCGGGCCTTCTGGCGCAACTGGCGTAGGATTAATTGGTCCTCAGGGGCCTCAGGGTGATCAGGGGCCTCAGGGCCCAGCTAGTGGGCCTCAGGGGCCAGCGGGTATAATTAGCGGCGGAGGATTCTTGGCGTACAAATCCGCCGATCAGACGATACCTACTAACGTAAAAACCACTATTCAATTTGAAACAGAAAGTTTTGATTCAAAAAATGATTATGACGTAAGCACTTATTCATTTAGCCCAGATATATCGGGAACTTACTTGGTCCATTCTCAGGTTACAACAGATAGTGCGCCGGGGAGCTATGACTATAATTACAACCCAACTATTTCTCTCGAAAGGACCCGAGGGGCAACCACAACAATTCTTAGCCAAGATTATCTTCGGGACTTAGATGCGTTTTACACCACTACTGACAGAATTTCAACTATCTCTACTTTTGCTGATCTATACTCTGGGGATATTCTAAAGGTAGATATTAACCCAAGCGACTCAAGTAGTCTTTATGTAAAGGGCGGCTTTTCTAAATCTTATTTCGGCGCTCATATATTAGGTGGCCCCCCGGGGCCAATAGGGCTTATAGGCCCTCAGGGTGTTACGGGAATATCAGGAGCCATAGGAGCACAGGGAGACGCGGGGCCTCAGGGGCCTCAGGGCCCATCAGGATTATCTGGCTTAGCATTTGTTGGGAGCGATGGCACGCAAGGACCTCAAGGACCTCAAGGGTTATTGGGACCAACGGGGTTAACTGGGCCCTCAGGCTCGGACTTCGTGGGGAGCACGGGCCCGCAAGGACCCCAAGGACTTCAGGGCGTAGTGGGGTACACAACGGGCGCTGGATTTTTTGCTTATCGTAGCGGGCAGGTAGATTACTCCATTAGCGGAGCGACAAATATAATTTTACAAGATTACAGTGTCGATAATTACGTTGGTACAGATTACACCGCCGGGTTTGATACTCAAAATGATTGGTCTGCCGGTTATTTAGATAGCGGGCTTTGGAAACCGAGTGTTCCGGGTAAGTATTTAATTAAAGCGAGCACAAGAGTTAACAACTATATTGATTCCGGGGAATACGCACATCTTTCATTAAGAATGACTCATGGCGGGCAATCTGCCTCGTCTTCAAATCAGATACTTTCCGAGAAGGTTATGAATTTCGGTCATCCTTCTGAATCGAGCTCTAGCGCATGGACAACACCCACTTTAGACACCTCTGTAATTACTAATGTTGTCGCGACGGGTGAAGTATATTTCGGTCAATTGTATCTTAGCGAATCTGGAGTACATACGCTAGAGGGCGCCTCGTACGACACGTTCTTTTCCGCTCACGCGCTTGGGGGAGTCCGTGGGGCAGATGGACCCGTAGGGCCCATAGGAAATGTTGGCGATCAAGGATCACAGGGTGCATCGGGACCGCAGGGCCCCGGTGGTTTAGCTTACCAAACTGTCGTTTCAGATACCCAAATGATTTCTAACGTGGGGTATGTAGTAAATAATAGTTCCGCGAACGATCGATTAATTCTTACGTTACCCACGGGAAATTCTTCGAACGGACGAATAGAGGTCGTAGGAAAAACCTTAGGAGGATGGAGAGTGGCTCAGAACGCCGAGCAGAAAATTATATTTGGGTATATGGAAACCGTGGCGGGTTCGGGAGGGTATATAGAAAGTTCTCATAATAATGATTTTGTCAAATTAGTTTGCTTAAGCACGGGTAGTTACCCCTCGGAGTTCGCCGTAGCGGGATCAGTGGGGTCGATAATAGTTTATTAAATGTTACTAAATGTTACTGACAAATTCGCAAAACAATATAGAGAGAAGCGCCATAGACGCGTCTCTTCAGTATTCGAGCTCCGACGCGCTTGCGTCTAAGGCAGCGTTTCGTACTTTTAGTAAAACCTTCGGGTCTACTTTAACATATTCCTCAGCGGATAATTTAATATATTATATTGGTTATGAAGACTATCCGCATGACATCACCGAGCGAACCGATACAAGAACGGAAATCACGAACATAGACCTGAGTGACTCGAGCTCATACGAAAACGAAGTCTTAAAGCGCGGCAACGTATACATCTCACCAGCAGAGCATCATAGCTCAAGCTTTAATGGAAGCGCTAAGTTCGATGGAAATGGCGACTATCTAGAGCTTTCTGCCGATAGCTCCCGAGAAATATTTGAAATTGGAGGGTGGAAAGACGGTGAATTTACTGTAGAGTTTTGGGTCAAGCCCACGAATCTTGATAATCTATATAATTACCAAACGGTCTTCGCTATAAATTCGAAAGACAGGGATGGAGATTACGGCCCTAGCGAAGTGGCGTCGACATTCGAGATATCGATTGGCGCTACTCGTGGTGGATGGACCAAAGGGAAAGTTCACGTCAAAGGTTTTAAAAATGAAAAAATAGCAAACGCCATAGACCTTAACTTAAGCAGCACAACGATTTTATCAGAGGGAACTTGGTATCACGTAGCTATCGTAAAAAAATTCGTTCCTGACGTGGACCCAGAGAATTCTTATCGTGTCGATTTGTATATTGATGGAGTTTCAGAAGCGAATCAAAATTGGAGATCAAATGTAGAAACTGAAATATGGGATGGCTCTCAATGGAGAATAAATGAAGCACTCGGCGGGTGGTATAATAAATTATACATAGGAAGACAAACGCAAATCTCAGAAAATGGATTAGAGACACCAACGGCTTATTTCGACGGTCACCTAAATGAAATGCGAGTATCTCAATTAGCGAGATATACAGCAAATTTTACTGTACCCACCTCCCCATTTGTCGCGACCCCCAATAATAGCACATACTCTAATCAAACTAAATTACTGATACAGTCATTTGACGAGGTCGATGGCTCTGTCGACATAACAGACAGTAGCCCTGAAAAACATTCTATTACAATAAACGGAGCAGCCCACAGCAACGATTATGATCAATGGGGCGCTGGATCTACATCGGGCTTAGACAAAAGTAGAATAAAATTTGATTCGAGTGGAGATAGTTTAAAAATTCCTCATAGTGATGATTTTAATTTACTTGAGAGTGAGAAAACTTCTAGAATTGATTTATGGTTATATAACCCAACGGATTCTTGGATTCCCAGAAGTGATGCAAATAATTATTTTGATGTAAATGTTATATTATCAAAAATAAGATGGATCGATGGAAATCTTCACGGATGGTGGCTGACCGTTGATAAGCAGGGGTACCTATCGCTAGAAGTGCGATCAAGCCCTTCTCTTCTTACCGGGTCGGTAACGCACATAAATAGATCAATTAAGAGCAAAAACAAATTGGGTGCGGGCAGGCATTTCGTAACTGTGCTTTGCGCAAGCGGGTATCAAGAGGGTGTAGTATTTGCCGCGGCGCCTCAAAGTATGGCGACCTTATTTGTTGACGGGGAAAAACAGGGAGAAATGCGCGTAGATGATATGGCATGGGCTGTGACCTCTAGCCCAAGCGAAAGAAGTAATAAAGACGACTTAGTAGTAGGGGGAGCAAAATGTCGAGATCAGTCTGCGAGTGAATTCAGTAACCACTTTGAGCTCATCTACATGGATGATATAAAATGGAGCAAGGCAGAAAATAAAATGTCCGATATTACGGACCCTACAGACTGCTCGCGACCACCGTATTGTAATGAAATAATCGTAACTCATGTGTCATCGAACCAGTCCTCAACATTCACGCTCTTGACCGACACCCATCGTGGAGAGTACAATGGTATGCCGGCGTGGAAAGGTCTCCATCCCAACGGGGGAGGAACGAAGTATATATACTATAGCCCCTCTCCCATAAACAAACCCGGGCTCAAAATTGGCGGGGGTTACGCGAGTGGTGTGTATTATCCTGCCGGCTGGTTTTACGCATTTAGTCTGGGCGGTTTGGCGTACTTATCTGTTAACTCCGGTACCGGGGGGTGCCCGGCGAGTCTCAGCGGACACTATTGGTCATCCGATACGTACAAAATGACTTGGGGGGCGGCGTGCAACATAGCAATACGCTTCCGGTATTTTGACCCTAATCGACACGAGCAATTCCTCCCCCCAGAGGGTCAGTTCAGTTCTGAGCCCCCAGTAGATACATCTTTACTTTTGCACCTAGACGCAACGAAGAAAGACATATCAGTTACAACAATAAGTGACGGTAATTATGGCTTATGCACATTTAATCCACTAACGCTACAAACAGAGAATGTACATAAATTTAGTAATCCTCAATATCGCTCTAGCGGTGATGGGAAGAAAAGAGAATACAGCCTACCAAGGGATATAGTCTACTCTCCTTACGACAACAGCTTGCACATGTTATTTCATGAGCATATTCAACAGTATAGTTGGGGGCTGGTTGTTCCCGATATCGGCGATTATGGCGGTGGCGGCGGGTGGTCGGATCATTCTTTTTCGTCGTCAACGTCGTTTAAATTATTTACGTACAGTATTAAAACAAGATCCATCACCGAAATCAAGAGTTTGTGGAGTGCCGCTTGGACTGATGACGAATTCCAAGGCGGATATAACGTGGGCCCCTTACATAAAGAGACCCCACCCGGACTTGGAAGTGACGCCGAGGATTCGGGCTGGACGCCTAGCAGGTGGCAGTATCCGCCTTGGCTTCGTTCCATGTACACGGGTCTTAGCAATAACCCCCGATCAGGAGAAGTAATTGCTTTGCATTCGCGTGCGGGCTGGGGGTATACTAACGCTACGAGGACCCTCCCTAGTGATACTGTTGAGGGGTCATGGAATAGAACATGGACAGAAAGATTGGAAACGCTTGACGAGGGGGGTGGTGGACTATGCCCGACGAGCAGAAAATGCATCAGTTTACCGGTCTCGCAAGACATGCCTTTCTGGCGGGGGTGGTCACGCCCAGCAGTCTGGGGGTTACGTTGGTCCGGTTCTGTGAACTCGGGCGCGAGGCAGCACGGCGAGCTCCCAGAGCTTGCCCCAACAGGTAATTTTTATTCTAATAATTGTATGTATTATCTCGGCAACAATGGCGGGAGTCCGCGAAAGCTAATTTTTTGCCCAAGTACGGGCTCTCATTACATGCAAGCAAGCGACACTGGGATAGATTTTATTTATGAAGATTCGGATGGGAATAAAAAAATGTCGCCAGATGGCTACGTTAAGATCGGAGAGGCGCTTGACGTGACGGATGGAATTTATATTCCGTCACAAGATAGAATGCTTTACGTTTCGAGAAACGGCATCTTATTTTACGTCTTGCCTTGCAATCCAGATCTCGACCACCTTGCATACCCATGTGATACGGCGGATGTCACGAACGCGCAACTTACTAAAAACATACCTTCGAATACGGCCGAAAGCTTGATTTATTGCCCGAGTAATGACAGAATTTATGTTTTATGCCATGGGATTTTACTAAAAGTTAGACCCGACGATTTAGAAATAGAAGAAACTTATACTGCGCCCACGGACTTCGTAATGAGCTCGGGAGGAAAGTCTTTCATTCCGATATATTCACACATAAACGATACAATATACTATATGAGTAATTACGTTAGCAAGGACTCATTCTTATTTGAGCCTAACTATTAATAATGGCAATTCAAAACGCAATATCGATGTCGAATAGAATTACGAAAAAAAAGTATTTCTATGATTCCTCTTTAGAAAAGGGGATCGTTAATTCTGTTACGGTCTTGGGTCGGGACTCTTCTATGGATAACGAGGATTATAAAGACTCGTGTTTTTGCCCGACTAATAATAAACTATATTTAGTAAGAACAAATTCATCTTCTAACGCGGGATTTGTGGATATCGTCTGCCCAAACGCGACAACGCAAACTCAATCTCCTCAAGCAAGCGTGGCGGTCGGAAATTATGCTAATCTAATTTTGTATTGCCCAAGCGTCCGTAGGATATTTGCTATGGCCCCAACCAAAATAAGCATAATAGACCCTAGGAATAATACGATAGAAAGTGAAATAACCATGGCTTCTTCATGGTCTCCTGCATGCGCGGCATATAACCCTAGGGTAAATAAAATTTATATTGGTTCTTCTAATTCTTCTGTTATTACCGTGGTAGACCCCGGGAAAATTTCGAATTCAGGAATAGTAACCGGAGCTAAAGAAGAAACGGAAATAAAATCAATTTTAAATAGCTTGGGGTATGGAGCGATAACCGGACTTCGGACATGCCCAGAAAGAAATATCTTATATTTATTTGATGGCAATCAAAGCAAATCTTCGGGGGTTAGCGTTCATTCTAATCATATCCAAATATCCGTAAACAAAAATAATATCATTTCATATGCTCATGTTCTGTCCGCGCACGATTGGCTTGAGCCTGATCATAAAACTAAGGATGTAATTTATTGCCCTTTCGATGGAGCCTCCTATTGGTTGTCTTCTTCTGGCGAGTCTGGTGAGCTTATCCCTTTATCTAGGGTATTTAGAATGGACATGACTAATCAGAGTCCGACACCCACAAACCCGGCGCCGCCGGTGAGATCAATTGATTTAAACCGCAATTATGAAAAACTCGTTTATTGCCCTGATAATAATATGATTTATGTTTTGGGAAGCGGCGGTATGCAAATGATTAACCCAGCGGACTCCTTCGGGGTCAGGCCTGTAACGGAATTTTTCGACGATAGCTTGTCAATAAATACCAACGGAGTCAGTTATTCTCCTGTAAATAATAGAATTTATGGAGTGGGCGACAGCGGATATGTAAAATATATAAACCCAACCACATGATAACTAATCAAGACATAAGAAGAAGAATCGGGAGGATGGAGCAATCTTATTCTCTTGCTACGCCCTATGGCTCGTTAGAAATTCGCCCTATTGTTTCTAACGGAGCAGTGTCAAACTTTGATCCAATTTCTGCGGTATATTGCCCGTCAACAGAAAAAATTTACTGTGGGAATGCTGATCGTTTTATTTACAGCTTAAACCCCAAGAAAACCGAAAGCGTTGAGGGCGCTAACCCAAGCGTTCTTCATGATGATTCTGTAGAATATTCCGTGACTACAGAGTACGATTCTGAATATATACCTTCCGCCGTAAGCGCAAACGGAAGCATGCATAAAGCTACGTCGTTCACCAACTCGTCATTCTCGGGAAACGTGGAGGTCAAATTCTCTATTTCTATAGATACGAGCGCTTCGTATTATTATGGATATAAAATTTCAAAAAATAACTCAAGTAGCTCGCTAACTTTAGAAAACGTTATCTCCGAAGGGTGCTATGACGCCAACATAGACAAATCAATTAATAGAAATAAACCAAAAAATATAAGTGATTTATTTTCTTATACTCCATATGCTATTACTGTAAATGTTGATGCTGGTGATTCTGTGGAGATTTGGGTTGGCGGGGCAATGAAAAATTGCGCGAGTTCTGGCGGCTCAGCAACTTTAACTCAATCGACAGTCAAAGTCAAAAACTTTAGCGCGCGAGCTCTTTACGATGGGGCTTTAGAAGAGTCTATTCAGTGGAGGGGCACGAAAGATTTTGCGCGAAAAGATTACATAGGCAATTTTACCTCCTACGAAAATAAATATTATATTGATGGGGCGTACTCTCCAATTAATGAAAGGATTTACTACGCGTTCGGCTCTAAACAGCTTTATGAAAATCTAAATGGCGGATTCGGAATTGCTAAGTTAAATCCACATACAAATATAATTGAGAAAGAAATAAATTTATATAATTTTGATCCTGTTCTTGGAGAAACTTATCCGGATGCTTCTTTATCTTCTATGCAAGATTCATTGCCTACGCCTAGTAAGTTAATTTATTGCCCAACAAATAATAAAATTTATGTTCTGCATGGCAACCCCGTGAAAAGTTGGCTTACTGTTATTGACCCAGTAACAGATAAAATACTAGGAAGTTTTTCTCATAGCTCGTTTAAAAATTCATCTGATATAGAATACTCGCCCCTCAACGACAGAATATACGTAACTAACTCAGCTGGATTTTCTATATCCGTAATTAATCCTCATACTCAATCTTCTACTACGACTATATCAGAATTTGCTATCGATGGCCCGACGGCTCTCCTGCTTCATTTAAATAATGATTTTTTCGATAGTCAGATTTCTTCAGGGGAGGTTTCGGTAAAATTAAAGGACGGCTCCTTGCTTAAGGATCATGAGTTAAGCACCGGGAGAGAAATAAAATATGGTGAATCATTTTCTTACGATCCAAACGAAGAAACCGCGCGCAAAATACAGACCTTACCCACGGACGCGTATTCAAAAAGGTGGAAAGAGAAAAACTTTAATAATAGACAATATAATAGAGCGCATACAATATTTGATGGTGGGAGTTGTCAAAAAATTCCTTATCGCGCTGACTTCGGTTTAGCCGAAGATGAATTTACTATTGAATTTTGGATAAATCCAGATAAAAATTATTTTCAAACAAAAAGAGCTTATGACTCACTTACGGGCACGTGGGATTACGAAAGCTATAACATGGGTGACCGCGCGAAGGCGAGTGGCCGTGTGGCGGCTACGGGTGGCACGATTACGGTTGACGGCGATTACATAATCCACACATTCACATCGAGCGGAACGTTTCAGGTGACGGATGCGGGTGTCTCGGGCGGCAATATCTCGGTTGAATATTTAGTGATTGCTGGCGGCGGCGCAGGTGGGCATGGAACCTCCTCTGGCCGCTGGATAGAAGCTGCCGGTGGTGGTGCGGGCGGTTATCTCACAGGGACCAGCCACACAATAACTGCTCAGTCCTACGCGGTGACTGTCGGCATAGGCGGAGCATCACCAGCCCTTCAACACGTTCAAGGTGGTGACGGAACCAATTCAGCGTTTGGCGGCTCATATGGGCAACCATCCATTACTGCAATTGGCGGTGGCGGTGGTGGTTCATCAGCCAATGAAGCCGGTAGAGCGGGCGGTTCTGGTGGCGGCAGCGCATACGTGAACAACCCTGTTGGTTCTGGAACTTCTGGACAAGGGCACGATGGCGGTTCTGGGTATTCCGGCAATCGGCGCGGCGGCGGTGGTGGCGGTGGTGGCGGCGCGGGTGGCGTGGGGGGCAATGTTGGCAACAACTCATATAATGGTGGTGCTGGCGGTAATGGTTTATCATCAAGTATTGATGGGGTACCCACTACTCGTGCTGGCGGCGGTGGTGGGTCAGGTGGAGGCAATTATGGCGTTGGTGGTACTGGCGGCGGCGGTCGAGGTGCCGGCATCTCACGATCTTGGGGTAGTGCAGGGGCAGCAAATACGGGCGGCGGTGGCGGCGCGAGTTTAAATAACGATTCGGGTGCTGGCGGCTCCGGGGTGGTCATTTTGAGGTATAGATTTGATGG